TTACCCGTGACCGTTGTGTTGGTCGTGGCCGATGCCGCAAACGCCACGCCGTTGGTCTTGGTGACCGTCAGCGCCCCAGTCGTAGCCACGAGCGTCGCGTCACCGCCAATAGTCGTGCCATTGACGATGCCGCTATTGTTGTACAGCAGTTGCCCGTTGACGCCACCCGCGATAGCCGTGCCGACCGGCACGCTCGATGTGTAGCGGTACAGCACCGTCTGGCCGTTGGACAGGCCGGAAGTGAACGTCAGTGTCGTCGGGGTCGTCCATGTGTAGTCGGTGCCTGGCACCATCACAGCGCCATCAACCGACACGAACAGATTGGCCAGCGATCCGGGCGTCGCCGGTAGCGTGAACACCGTCTGTCCAGCCGTGGCCGTGAACGTGCCGCTGTACGCTTGTGAGTAATTGGCCAGCGCGGCTAGGGCGGAGCCCGTGACCGTGTAGTCACCGCCATTGCGGACGACGGGAATCAGGTCGGTGTTCTGGGCGTTCCCGCCAGCCGGGAATTGGGAAATCTTTGGCATGGGTTACTCTCGGAGGATCGGGTCGCCAACCGAATCGGCAGGCGGCTCCATCTGGATCGCGTACCCGGCTTCGGTGAGGATGTCGCGGACGTCGGGCGTGTAGAACCCCGTCGTGCCACGGTCGGTGCTGTCAAACCCTCGCCCGTTTGACCATTCGTAGACTCGGTGATCGGGCGCGCTGAACTCGCTACCCCATGCGCGTCGGCACATCTCGTTCCAACTGAATACCCGACTGGTGACGGGTAAGCCAAGACTGGCCGGGACTGTGCTGCGTGCCATTAGTAGGTGCCTTCAAGCTGTAACAGGTGACGGGTGACGGCTTCACGAGAGCGCAGCTCTTGCAGCTCGCCTGCCATGCGTCGGATTTGCCCCGCCTCAACCGTGGTGAGATGGCCTCGACCGTCAGCGATACGATCCACCGTGCGAAGCAGGTTACGGATCTGGTTATCGGTCAGGTCAAGTCTCACAGCAGCTCCGGTTCCAATATGTTGCTGTCGATGTACTCAGGCGGTCGGGGATCAAGGTCATAGATGCGCGATACAGCGTCAATTAAGTCCTTGAGGCCGGCGAACGGGTAATACCCCACCTGCATTCTAAACCGTTCTGCGAGGTTGTACAGTTGGCCGTTCTCGTCGCGCTGGATGATCGGCTTGGCAATCCGGTAATCGTAACCGGCCCCAATCATGCGCTTCTGCTGATCCGTTAGGTCCGGGTCGCCGTCAGCCGGCTCGTAGGGCAGGTAGAAGTTGTGGCCACGGATGTCGGGCAGCAGTCGTTGGACGCGATCGTCCTTCGACCCCGGCCCTTCGGCAGGCCACTCCAGTTCCTCGATGTCCAAGCCTTGAACGTTCTCGACCCGAATTCGCTCTTGGAAATAGTCCATGTCGGCGATGGCGCCATAGCGTTCGTAGCCCACCTTGACGCCGATGACGCCCGGTGCCGACCGCCACTTAGACCACAGGTTACGCATGTTGGACCAGCGCTCCAGCAAGTCCATCTTGTGGTCAAAGCCGTCCAAAAGGTACTTGTTACCTTGGAAGTCAATGCCGACCACGGCCATCGCGGTGTTGGCGCTGCCCTTCTTCTTGGACCGAGCCGGGTCGATCATGATGTAAACCATGAGCGATTCCGGACGTGCCTGGTAGATCTGTAGGTCATCCGGGTCGAACCACCGCTGCGACCCTGCCAACGGGTTCTGAAGCATTTGCGTGGCGATGGTGGACTCTAACTGCGTCTTGACGCGCCTGTCCCACTCGGACTGGTTGAACAGGACCGGCCGCCCGTCTTTGGTGCCGTCATGGGTGGCCGGGTAGACGCGTGGCCGAACCGCGCCAGTCGCCATAATGTGCTGGTAGGTGTCGGCAAAGCTGTATCGCGTCCCGATATGCCAGACCTTGCCGCCCAACGACCCGAGGTTGTCGGACATGGACCACGCCTCGGTAGTCTTTTGGATCTGCTCGGGTGTGCTGACCGACTCCAAGGTCACGACGTCATCGTAGACGCGCAGCTTGAAGTGGCGACTGGTCGGCTGACCGTCCACGAGGCCGTGCGCCTCTACCGTGGCTTCCTTGCTGTTGCTGTTGCGCTTGACGATGATGCCGCCATCCAGCGACCACGCGGGCGACTCGGCTGACGGGTTGGCATATAGGATTTCGGGGAACAGCGCTTGCAACAGCCGGTTGTTCTCCAGCTCACGCTTGATCTGGGCCAAGAACGCCTTGGCGATCGGCTTGGTGTGGCTGAAGATGCCGACCGTAATCTCAGGGTCGCTCAGGATCGTCTGGATGATGCCGGCAAAGGTAATGATGGTCGACTTGTAGTGCTCACGGGCCCACAGGTCTAGATGACCATCAGGCGCCGCCTCGACTTCCCGACATCGAGCGTACAGCCACGGGTGCCAGGCATCGGTGCGGCCTAGCAGCTTGACGAGTAGATAGTACCGATCCGCCGTGGCCAACCACCGCATGGCCGAATAGTCCGTGCCGTTCTTGTCCAAGGCGTCCCAGACGGGCAACAGGCTATTGAACTGAGTGGTTTTCAGCCTCGACCGCACTGCGTCCAACGAGTGCGCGGTTGAGCCGTTGTGTGAGTTCGTCCCCATGTGGTGCCGCAATCGCCTCCGGTGCTTCCCCTACGTAGACCGTCTGAGCTGCCTTACCGTCCAGACGGTCTGCCACCATCTGCATCGCCCATTGTTCACCGGACCCAGCCGCCACGATAAGACTATCGCACAGCTTGTCGAGTCCTTTATCCACCGTCCCACCAGCCCGAGCAAGCGCCCGCCTGATCGCGTGTCTGAACTCGGCGCCCTTGGCTGCGTGGTCATTTCCTTCTGGCGCCCCACCTTTGGAACGGTGAGGTTGTTTCAAGGCTTTAGTCATTGTGTCAACTAAGTTTACTTCTTTTTGCGCGCCGTCGACAAAGCGGCTGCAACTGCCTGTTTTTGCGGGTGTCCTGACTTGACCATCTCGCGGATGTTCTCGCTGACAACCTTCTTACTCGTCCCCTTCTTCAGTGGCATCATCATCTCCCTCAACGTGATAGTCCATGAACAGGACTGGAACCGTCTCGTCATCGTCCTGATTGGGGTCGCCCCACAACCAGTCGATCAGCTGCGGGTCTTGTTCGCGGATGGCTTTTCGTATCCCATCGGCCCCTTGAGCTTCGGCGTTTCGGTCTGCACGCCCTTACCCTTCGGTGCCTTCTTAGCCATTCCCGGCTTGAACTTGTGTGCGCTGTCAGCGGACATATCAGGTATCTCCGTGGTAGTTCTGAATCGCGTTATAGGCGCTCAGGGCGCCGTATGGTGATTTGGTGCGCCGCGTGTAAAGTTCCAGCCGATGCGGCAAGTCCTTGTTGTTGCGGTGCATAATGGTCGCATCAAGGTCGTAATCGCCGGTGATGATTGGCGTATCGCGCCAGTCAGCCGGGCAAATCTTGTGCGTCGGGTACGACCCTTTCGGCTTTTGCATTGCGCTGCTCCAAAATGGCGGTGGTACTAAAACCCGGCAAGTGTTGACACTGATGGATTTTCGGACCTTCAAAGATCTTCTCACCATCCGGTAATTTTTTCCACCCCACCTTGCGATAAAAGATCGGCAGGTTGCTGTGGTCGTACCCTTTGAACAGGATGTTCGGGCGTATGTGCATCAGGAGGCCCTGATCGTCGCCCTCGAACGGGACCACCGCGATGGGGGTCACTTCACCCCGGTTTGTCATCCGCAGGTCAACGTGCCAGTCGTAGATGGCCCACATCCGCATCCGCCAGTCCTGCGACGGACGGCCCGGGCCTTTCTTCTTACGGATCCAGCGGTCGCTATTGAGCGCGATGACCAGGTACTCGCAGTTCGCTAGGCATTCGGCGAGCATGAGCCGATGGCCCTCGTGCAGTTCGTCAAAACAGCCGTTTACGAATCCGATTTGCATGTCAGGTCCCTCAATTTTTCCCAGGAGCAGACTGCCGTCCCCGGGATGCCCACGACGTACCCCGCCGCCGTGTTCGCCATGATCGCCGCCTCGTGCATCGGAGCGGTCGCCGCCACAGCGGCTGCCAAAACCGCCACGACCGTATCCCCGGCCCCGGTGACGTCATAAACAGCCTTCGCGGTCGCCGGGATGTGATACGTCTTGTCGTACTGCTTCAGGCGCATCCCCGCGGCGCCTTCCTTGAACAGTACTGTGTCAAAGTCGTGCACCTCGTGGTGACGGGCTTCCACCTCGTTGGGGCAGATGATCGAACAGCCTTTGTACTTGGCCCAACCCGTGCCTTTTGGATCCACGATGACCGCCGTGTCCTGCCGCTGGCATTCCTCGATGACGTGTCGACACAGGTCGTACGTCAGCCAGCCTTTGCCGTAGTCGCTCAGGATGACCGCATCCAAGCCCGACAGGTCGGGCAGCGACGTCGGGCGCTTGATCAAGTCCTTGTCAACCCGCAGCAACTGGTGATTGC